GGATGTGATATCTAAGCTAAATATAATCCGTTAATTATACAAAAAAAGGAACACATGGGTAAGATTAGGATGACCGATTATGCATCCGACGAGTGGGATGATTTGGATGAACTACATGGTGGGCGAGAGAAAATAAAAAGAAAAAACAATGGAAAGACAAAAAACACGAATGAAGATGACCTTCACCAATCACAACGGCTGCCTGCCGGTTGGAGAGAGGGTGATAGTTTTATCGGTAGACGAAAAAAAGCAAGAAATTAAACTTGCCGACCCATTTGATAGAGAATGGGTTGTGCCAACGGCATATGTTTTTCTTCCTGAATAATACTTATACAAAAGAACACTAAGGATTATTATGCCAGCAAAATCAAAAGCACAACAAAAGTTTATGAGTTTGGTTTACGCTCTTAAAAAGGGTGATGTAAAACCTTCAGATGTATCGCAAGATGTGAAGGATGCAGCTAAATCAATGAAAACAAAAGATGTGAAGGATTTTGTAGATACTAAACAATCTAATTTACCTAACAAAGTTGAGGTAGCATTAGAGGAACTTATCAAAAAGATAGATGAAGAGTGGAGTGATAAGTACAAGCGGAGTATCGATTGTAATAATCCAAAGGGGTTTTCACAAAAAGCACATTGTGCTGGTAGAAAGAAAAAGTAATGGAGGAAATAAATGTTATTAAAAGTTGGTTCACGTGGAAATGAAGTAAAATTATTACAAGAATTTCTTGGGATTGGAGCAGATGGTATTTTCGGTAAGGGAACTGAAGCCGCAGTTAAAGAATTTCAAAAAATCAACGGTTTGGTTGCTGATGGTATTGTTGGTCCTGCCACTTGGGATTGTATGGGTATCGCTACTACTGATGATTCTGAGAAGGCGTATGAAACGGAAAATGGTTTAATCGTAAACAGACACTTCCTTCCAGTTGGGGAATATAAACCAGGCCCAACGAACAAAGAATATTGTTTCTTGCATCATACTGCTGGGTGGCACAATCCATACAATTGTATAGACCAATGGGGTAGAGATTCTCGTGGTGCTGTTGCAACTGAATTTGTATTGGGTGGTCCATCGGTAAAGGGAAACGATGAATCATACGATGGTGTAATGGTTCAAGCATTTCCAGAAGGTGCATATGGATGGCACTTGGGAAAGAATGGTTCACAACATATGCATACACATTCAGTAGGTATCGAAGTATGTAACTTTGGATACGTTAAGGATGGTAAAACATATGCGGGAACCAGAGTACACGAATCACAGTTGGTTGAATTAGATAAACCATTTAGAGGATTCAAAACTTGGCACAGATATTCAGATGACCAAATCGAAGCACTCAGAAAGTGGATTCTTTGGATTGGTGAAAGAGATGGTATCGATATCAGAGCCGGATTACCATCATTGGTTAAAGAAAAAGGTGCTGATGCATTTGAATTTAATGAAGATGCATATTATGGAAGAATAAAAGGTGTGTGGACTCACACAAACACCCGCAAAGATAAATTCGATATGTTCCCACAACAGGAACTATTAGATATGTTAGTGGGGTTGTAATATGAAAGAGTTTAAGGAAATAGAGGATATCTTCGATACAGAAGAATTCAAATCACTATCGTTTTGGAAAAGGTTACGACTTAGATTGTGGATTGCATTTATGCACACCATAACAATGTTTTAAACTAAGGAGTAATTATGAAAGAATTATTGAATAGTATCACAGATACACGAATGGTGTATTTGTTGATGTCGTTAGTATTGCTAACAGGGTACTTCACTCAATCTTGGGGTGTGGTGATTTTTGTAACATTTATGCTGAACGTTGGTGTGTGGACTGGGTTCTGCCCATCTAAGTGGTTCTTCGCTAAATGTGGGTTTAAGAAATCGGAACTCTAAGTGAAAGCTTTTGATGGGATATCGTTAAACGCCAAAATATCTTTGGTAGTGGCGGGGGTTATTATGTTAACCTTCTTTACTGTACAAACGTGTATTGTATTTGGGTTATGTGAACCAACCTTATTTCTTGCTAAGTTCGGATGGGGGTGTGTTGTATTCTTCATGCCACCATTCTTTAAGGTTGTAAGCGAGTTTGTAAACAATATAAAGGTTAGAGAAGAAAAGGTAAACTCTCAGTTGGCTGGTATCAGTCAATCTAATCTTGTTGTTACACTAACAATGGATGGGTACATCATTAAAGCAAATGATAACTTTTGTAAATTAGTTGGATGTACAGAGGGGGATATGATTAAAAAACCACATTCTGCGATGGTTACTCCCGAATACGCTAAAAGTAAAGAATACTTAGAATTTTGGGAAACCCTGCGAAGTGGAAAGAGTATAACTGGTGAGTTTGAGAGAGTTGCTAAGGATGGTTCAAAGAGATGGTTATATGGTAACTATACACCAATCAAAAACTCAAAGGGTGAGTATGATACGATACTTAAAATAGCAACTGATATTACTGCACAACATGAAGCTGAAGATATAGTTAACCAAAAGAACTCATACTTAGAACACGCTGCTAAGATTCTTAGACATGATATGCATAGTGGTATCAACACTTATATGCCAAGAGGGTTGTCATCTCTTAGAAGAAGATTAAATGATGAAACAATCAAAGAGTTAAGAATTGAAGCGCCACTTAAAATGTTAGATGAGGGGCTAAAACACACTCAGAAGGTTTATGCTGGTGTAAAAGAGTTCACCAACTTAGTAAAAGAAGATGTTCAGTTAGATACTAAAGAAGTTGATTTAAAAGAAATTATTAAAAATTATTTATCATCAACATCATACACAAAACAGGTGGTAATTGATGAATTAGTAATGATGGATGTAAACGAACCATTGTTTTGTACAGCCATTGATAATTTAATTCGTAATGGCTTGAAGTATAACGATAGTGGAACGAAAACTGTTATGATATTTATGGAAGATGGTAACACATTATGTGTACAGGATAATGGTAGAGGTATGACTCAAACTGAGTTTGAGAATTTATCAAAACCATACATTAGAAAACAAGGACAGAAAGAAAGTGGTTCAGGTTTGGGATTGAATATTTGTATAGCAATTCTAAAAGAACATGGTTTTGATATAACAGCAGAAAAAACTAACCCAGGAACTAAATTAAGGATAAGGTTAAAATGAGCAATATGATTAACTCAATTTTATTGGTGGATGATGAGGATTTATTCCACTTGGTGTTTGAGGATGCGTGTAGCATCTTAGATATAACTCTTTCATTAGAGGCACTCAACTCTTCGGATGAGGCGGATAGAAAATTCAAAGAATGGTTTCCAGATGATATTAATCATGAAAGGCCCGAATGTGTATTCGTTGATTTGAACATCATTGGTTCATCGTTTGATGGTATTGAGCTGATTCGTAAAATTAATACTGATTATGGTAACGGTTGTGTTATTGGTATTATATCATCATCAGATGATACCCAAGAGATTGAGAAAGCTAAAGCAGCAGGGGCTCAATTCTGGTTAGTAAAATCGGATGATATTGAACCACGATTAGAAGAATTTAGAGAAGATTATGATGGGTATGTAAATAAAACAAATCCGTTCAAAGTATATAAATGATAAAGAAATTAGGGCATATCTTAACATATCACGATTCAGAACCAACTGAGGTTCTGCAGGGACTGATATGGCTTATATTCGCTCCCATTGTATTGGAAGCTGAGTTCTTTCCAGATTTATGGTACGTTGCTATTATTAGTGTGTTGATTGGGTATGGTACTCTACATTCGGTTGTTTATAATAGTTTACAAACCAGACGTTTATTTGCAATCGGATATAGTGGAATGGCTGTACTTTTTGTACTTATTCACTTCCTAACCAATACAATTCAATGGACTCCAATGAATTGGGGGTGGGTTGTAATCGCAATTAGTGCATTGAGTAATATCAGAAGAATCGCCCGAAAAATAGAATCTCAAAAAAGTGATAAAGAACAACAAGATATCACTAAGATGTACAGAGAAGAGTTGGAACAGAAAATTGAAAAGCTTCAGAAAGAGAATTTTGATGTGAGATTGGAACAGATACGACTGAAACAATTATTAGAAGAAAAGTAAGTTATGGATGCCAAGAAAATATGTAGAGATGAGCTGCTTAAATTAGCCAAAGAAAAGAAAATATACTTAGAGGGAAACATTCTAAAAGTATTATCGGCAAGTAAAGATGATTTGGAGTTCTCTGAATACTTGAAAGTATGTAAAAGTAGAGATACCAATTCACGACGAAAAAGATTATCGGTAACAAAGCAAGTTCAGAAACAAAACAAAGAGCTGGTTGCTAAGCAAAACGAAACTGATGATTTGATGGTTGAACTTCAAAACGCATTAGAGGCAGCACACAAATCGGAGCAAGAAGCAAACAAACTCAGAGAAGATGCGGAAAAATCAAAAGATAAAGCGCTTGAGGATTTAGACCTAATACAAAAGAAATCTCAGTTTGAGTTGATTGGTACAATTGTAAGAGTAGCATTATTTGTGATAATTGGTGTTGGAACATTAACCACATTAATGTATGGATTCGCTATAGTAAATGATAAAGAAACACAGATTATTGGTAGTACCTGGTCAAATATGTTTGGTATTCTACTCACAAACGCGTTTTCAATTGTAGGTACAATTATGGGTGTGAAATACGCATCCGATAAAGATTGATTAGAAATAATACCATTAATGTGGGATAATTCAATCAGTTTCTCATAAATAAAACTATTTATAGTTGAAAAAGTTTAACCCAAAATAAGTTTGTATAAGGAGTTCCAATGTTACAAAAGATTAGGAGTAATTGGATGGCTTTTAAAGATATATTCAAAGACGACAACGATATGAATGAGAAAAACGTAATTGGTTTCCTTTCGTTCGCAGTAATGGTAATATTTGCATTGGCAGATTTGGTAACTGGCTACTTCGGTAAAGACTTAGTGGTACAGGAGTTTATTTACAACTCATTCGTCATAATCACATTAGGTTCATTTGGTATTGCTGGATTAGAGAAGTTCGCAAAAAAATAAATCTATGAAAAATGAATTTGTTAGGTGATAAAATGATATTATTGAAATCAACAACGACTCAGCTCGCTATGGGTATTTCTGCGTTTTGTGGATTTATGGGTAGTTACTTTATGAATTTGACTGCCGATAATACAGAGCAGTATTTGGCAGTAGTAGCTGTGATGTTGTTAGATGGATTCTTCGGAGTAATCGCAGGAATCAAAAGAGAGGGTTTCAAAACTTACAAAGCATTAAACGTACTAAAAAACATATTTGCGTGGGAATTAATTCTCACAGTAGTTCTATCAATAGAATTAGGATTCAAAGGGACGGGGTGGTTATCTGAAACGATACTTGCTCCGTTTATGGTTTTCCAGATGATATCGGCATTAAAGAATGCATCAATGGCGGGATTCATTAAGAATGAATTATTGAATGAAATCTTAGACCGAATCGATAACCACAAAGGAAAACGCCAAAAATAATCATTTATTAGTAATAACACCATATTTATCTATATGAATGGTATAAGAGAATATGGGTGGAAAGATTGGATTAGTAACCCCAAAAACAAAGAGCTCTACAACAGAGACATGAATGAGGGTTTACGCCAATTTAAGTTAGAACAACTGAGAAGGAATAAACTTGCGCAAAACGCAGCGTTTAACCTAAGAGGACTCTAATGGATAGATTTGAAAAGTTGATAGAACTTCTCGAAAAGAAGTATAATGATGTTCCATTGAAAGGAACTAATAAATCACGAATCAGAGAAATAGTACGTGAAGAGATACAAAGGGTATCAGAATCCCTTAAAGAAGTTGATGATTCGCAAGTCTCGATGACATTCGCATCACTTGAGAGAGCAAATAAATACTCTATGGGTATTTACAAAAAAATGAAAGAAAGTGGTGTAGAGGATGTTGATGGTTGGGTATTTGCTAAAATTACTCTTGCTGAAGATTATCTGAAATCGGTTTATAGTTACTTAGATGGCAAAGATGGATTGGATGATACACCCAATACATCAGATGATGTGGAGTAACTGATGCCAAATTTGAGTAGGAAAAATATGCCACAAGTTAAAACCCAAGATTTGGGTAAGGCCTTAGATATGGTTGCTGATAAAGTAAGAGTAACCAAAGAAACTATTCCTGCATCAAAGTTAAAGAAATCACAAAAAGAACTCTACAAAGATAAAGTAAAGGGTATTGCAAATAGATTCAATTCACCTAAAGATATGAAACCTTTGATTATATCGAAGGATAATCATATTGTAGATGGCCACCACAGATGGAGTGCTGCTATATACAAATGGGGTGAAGATGTAAAGATTCCAGTACATAGAATCAATCTAACGATAGATAACGCAATCAAATTATATAAACATATCGCAGATACTATTAATGAAGCTATGTCTATTGCCGCCAGAAAAAAGTTAGCACGTAAATCTAAATCCAAACTTAGAAGGGGGCTGAAGAAACGTATCAAAAAAATGAAAAAGAAACGGTCTAATTCAGATTTACAGAAAGCAGCTATCAGAAAAGCTAAAACTGTATTGATGCAGAAAATGATGAAGAAGGCTCCTGCTGATATGACTATGACGGATAGGGTTAAGTTTTCGCAAAAACTGAAACCAGGTAAGATACAAAAGGTGGCTAGAAAGATACTCCCTAAGTTAAAGCGTGCTGAAATCGAACGTGTTAAGAAGATGAAGGCCAGAAACACTCAGAAGAATGAAGCAATCACAATTCCAATTGAGATTGGAGATACTGTGTTGGGTGGTAAATTCAAAAATAAACCAATAGTAGTAAAATCAATCGATAAGAATGAAAAAGGTGATATTACAATCAATGGTAAACCCCTATTGAAGTTCAGATTGAAAGAGGGTGTTT